GCTGGTGCCACGACTGTGGAACTCAATGCGGCGATTGCCGTCCCCGGTGGCGTTACTACCATCCCCTCTGCTTCGACGATTGTGTTTACGGTGTACCCGGAAGTGTTGGTCAAGGCCAACCTCCTTGTGCATGCGTATTACAGCAGCACGTCGGGACAGTAAGGTCACGGTTTAAGGAGATTTAGAAAATGGCTATTTCACGCGCACAAATGTTGAAGGAACTCCTGCCGGGGCTTAATGCTCTTTTCGGCTTGGAGTATGCCAAGTATGAGGATGAGCACACGCTCATCTATGAGACCGAGACTTCGGAGAAGGCATTCGAAGAGGAAGTCAAGTTGTCAGGATTTGGTACCGCCCCGGTTAAGGCCGAAGGCGCTGCCATTGCCTACGACAATGCTCAGGAAGCGTTCACGGCTCGTTACAACCATGAAACGATTGCCATGGGTTTCTCGATCACGGAAGAAGCCATGGAGGACAACCTCTATGACCAACTCTCTGCTCGTTACACCAAGGCTCTCGCCCGTGGTATGGCGAACACGAAGCAGGTCAAGGCTGCTGCTCTCCTGAACAATGGCTTCACGACCTTCCAGTCTGGCGACGGTGTGACGCTGTTCAGCACGGCTCACCCGCTCGTCTCTGGTGGCACGAATGCCAACCGCCCGACCGTCGGTGCCGACCTCAATGAGACCTCGCTCGAAGACGCGATCATTGCGATTGCGAACTTCGTTGACGAGCGTGGCCTCCTCATTGCGGCTCGTCCCCGTCGTCTCGTTGTTCCGTCGCAGTTGATGTTCGTTGCCGAGCGCCTCATGGAGACCACTCTCCGTACGGCGACTGCCGACAACGATATCAACGCGATCCGTAACATGGGCGCTATCCCGGAAGGCTACGCTGTCAATCATTACCTGACTGACACGAACGCCTTCTTCATCGTCACCGACATCCCGAACGGAATGAAGCACTTCGTCCGTACGCCGATGTCCACGTCGATGGATGGCGACTTCGATACGGGCAACGTCCGATACAAGGCTCGCGAGCGTTATTCGTTCGGTGTCTCGGACCCGCTCGGCATCTATGGATCTCCGGGTTCGGCCTGATATATATTCAGGCTGTCCCTAGAGAGAGATAGGCTAGCAAGTGGGGGTTACAGGCTTAAAAACCTGTAGCCCCTTTTTTATTGCGTGTTTAAATCTGCAGGTGTATAAGGTATTTATTCGGGAAAAATCCGCATACCAGACAGGCCCGACTGACGACATGCAGACTGGTATGCACTACTCGCATGTGAGGAATTGAAATGGCTACGACGACGTTTTCTGGCCCGGTAGTTTCGGACAACGGGTTTTCTGGCAATGTTTCCGCCACGATTGTGACTGCCACGACCCTTGTAATCGGAACGACGACGGTCACTGCCGGTGTCGCTACGGGTTCTGTCTCGGCTCAAGCCGGTTACATCCCGGTCAAGATTGGCAGCACGGTTAAGTACATCGCGTTGTACAGCAGCCTGACTCCGTAAGATTTCGTAGGGGGCGAAAGCCCCCTTAACCTAATGGAGATCAAGCATGCAATACGATGTATGGGCAGTAACGCCCGGAACTGACGATGACTACTTCTTTGCCTCTGGAACTGCCAGCGGCACCCTGAGCCTGTTGGCCAATGATGTTGGTTTAAACGGTACCGGATACAAACTTTCCATCACCTCCAGCGGAGCGGATGGTGGCAAGACCTTCACCGTCACTGGCGTGAAGGTTGGCGCGGTAGGGTACGACGGCGTGGTGACCGAGACGGTGACCGGCCCGAGTGCAGGCGTGGTGTATTCCACGAACTACTACACCCGCATCAACTCGGTTGCAATCAGCGCCACTTCGACTGGGAACATTAAACTTGGTTACGGCGGTGATCTGGCATTCCCGAGAACCCGTATCAAGGGCGTGTACTTTGTCACCAATGGCGGAACTGGTTCGGTGAATTTTATCGCCAAGCCTAGCAATAAGCCGCTGTTGACACTGGTGACCCCGAGCGGTGTTGTGTCTCAGGACATGATCATTCCGGGCGAGGGAATCCTGACGACCAAGAGCGGCGGTCAGGATTTTGCCATCCTCTCAACCAGCAGTGTGATTTCGGTCACCGTTGTTTGCGGGTGATGCATGGCGAAGAGTCCTGCTTGGCAGCGCAAGGAAGGTAAGAACCCGAAAGGCGGATTAAACGCCGCCGGACGGGCTTCTTATAACAGGGCAAATCCCGGCAAGCCGGGACTCAAGGCTCCGCAGCCTGAAGGTGGTCCACGAAGAGATTCTTTCTGTGCCCGTATGAAAGGCATGAAAAGGAAACTGACCAGCAAGAAGACGGCTAACGATCCTAATTCCCGTATCAACAAATCACTTCGGGCATGGAACTGCTAGGCCATGGAAATGATGGTTTGGAACATGATCCTGACGCTCATCGTCGCGATCTTGGGTTGGGTTGTGAAGGAAAAGTTCGCTGAACTTCAACGTCTCGGGATTCTGTTAAACAGAACACGGGAAGAAGTGGCAAGAGATCATGTGACTCGCGCCGAAGTTCGCGCAGACAATCAGGCCCTGATGGATAGATTGGATCGTCTGGAACAAAAGATAGATCGAATCTCAACTAACGTACTTTCAGGTAACACCCGTGGCTAAAGCAAAGAGCAAAGTCAACGCAGCCGGAAACTACACCAAGCCTGAGATGCGTAAAGCATTGTTTAACCAGATCAAGGGCGCTGCTGTACAGGGAACCAAGGCTGGGCAGTGGTCGGCTCGTAAGGCGCAGTTGTTAGCCAAGCGATACAAGGAGAAGGGCGGTGGCTATCGGGATTAGGCTGCTTGTCATAACCTTGGTTGGTTTGGTCGGATGTGAGAGCCGGTATCGGTATCCTTGCCAAGATCCAGCCAACTGGGGAACAGAGGCTTGTTTGCCGCCGATATGCTCCGCTGATGGATCTTGTACCGAAATGACGATGAGGCAATCAAAGTGCGAGTAGATCCTCAACTAGATACGTTACTTCGATTTATCGTTGGGATTACTCTTGCGGTGACGTTGTTGATTATCATTGTTGCGGTTCTCTACTCTCTTATTTTTGTAACTCAACCGATTGATGCACAAGCACCGAATGACGCTGAGTTCTTCAAATTGATCAACCCGATTGCGACCTTTTTGGTTGGCACTTTGTCGGGGATTATGATTGGAACGAAGCATAGTAAGGACAACGAATGAAAGCCCCGCAACAGTCCTTGAAGGCGTGGACAGCGCAAAAGTGGAGAACGAAGAGTGGTAAACGATCTTCTGACACGGGCGAAAGATATCTTCCAGAGGCTGCGATCAAGGCTCTCAGCCCTGCTGAGTACGCCCGAACAACCGCAGCCAAGCGTCGAGGAAAAGCCCAAGGAAAGCAGTTTGTACAGCAACCCAAAGGAATTGCTGAAAAGACGCGCAGTTTCCGTCAAAAAGGCAAAGGTTAAGAGGAAGAAGTAATGGCAATGTCCAGAGCAAACATGGGTCAGCAAATCACCAAGCCCGGCCAGAAGAAGAAGGTTGGCGCGGTGATGCGTGAATTCAAGAAGGGCAAACTTCATTCTGGAAAGGATGGCCCGGTTGTTGAGAATCCTAAGCAGGCAATCGCCATTGCGCTTTCTGAGGCCAGCAAGGTCAAGAAGGCGGCTGGCGGTCGTATTGATGGCTGCGCGATGCGCGGCTTAACGAGGGGCTAATCATGAAAAAGATGAAGCGTTACCAAGAAGGTGGCTCGACTGAAGTTGAGGTTGAGAAGAAGTCCAGTGTTCTTGATGACATTGGGGGCCAAGGCTTGCTTGGCGTTTTGAGCAAAGAAGATTTGCTTAAAGGCGGTGCGTTGGGTCTTGTTGCAAAACTCATGGAGCGCAAAAAAAAGCGCGAAATGGGTGGCATGCCAGAAGATGATTCCAGCGTAAAGATTGAGATTGAGAAGTCCAAAGGCATGGGCGATGAGATGATGGGCGGCGGTCGTATGGGCTACTCGGAGGGCGGCAGTCTCAAGATGGTCGATAAGGGCGGACAGAAGGTTCCGTTCTTCGCGGCTGATGGAAAAGGCAAGATGGCTGGTGGCGGCATGCTTGGCTACAAGAAGGGCGGTCGCATTGACGGTTGTGCCATCAAGGGCAAGACCAAGGGCACCTACCGGTAATGGCTACCAGCGGCACAGCGACATTCAATCCAGACTTCGCGGAGATCGTCGAAGAGGCATACGAACGCGCTGGGCTGGAACTGCGGACAGGTTATGACCTGAGGACCGCTCGTCGCTCCATGAATTTCATGGCGCAGGAATGGCAGAACCGGGGCATTAACCTGTGGACAGTGGAGACAGGTTCCCAAGTCCTGACTCCGGGCGACTACACCTACACCATGCCTGCCGATACGATTGATCTCATCGAGCATCAACTTCGTATCTACGATGGCAACACATCGCAGCAGGCAGACTATAGCCTTGCTCGTATTTCGGTATCGGACTACGCCATGCTCAACAACAAGTTGACGCAAGGGCGACCGCTGCAGATCTATGTGGATCGTCAGCGTGACGCGCCGATTGTGTATCTGTGGCCAGTCCCGGATAACGTCCAGACCTACACTTTGGTGTACTGGTACATCCGTCGCATCCAAGATGTGGGTTCCGGCGGTGCCAATACTATGGACGTGCCAGCCCGGTTCCTGCCATGTCTAGTGGCTGGACTCGCCTACTACATTGCCATGAAGAAGCCGGAATCGGCTGATAGGATTCCGTTGCTCAAGTCTGAGTACGAGGCTCAGTTTGAATTGGCGGCAGGCGAAGATCGTGACAAGGCGGCTTCCAGATTCCTACCGTACATATCGAGTGTGACCGGCGGGTTCTGATATGAGCCAACCGTTCTCATCTGGCAAGCATGCAATTGGATTCTGCGACCGATGTGGATTTCAGTTTAAACTGCATGACTTGCGGAAGGACATCTTCGACCAGATTTGGACGGGGAACCTTGTCTGCGATATTTGCTTGGATGTGGACCAGCCGCAGTTGCAGTTGGGCAAGATCCCCATGGATGACCCTCAGGCGCTCAAGAATGCGCGGCCTGATCAGTCTCTCATCGAGAGCCGGGACATTTACTGGGGATGGAACCCGGTGGGCGGCGGACAGGCTTATGATGATCCATTGACCCCGAACACCCTTGTGGCGGCTGGGACTGTGGGAACCGTGACGGTATCAACATGAACTATTCACAACTTTCGACACAGATTCAGGAATACGTCCAATCGACGGAAACGTCCTTTGTGGCCAATATCCCGAACTTCGTTCAGTTGGCCGAAGAGCGGATCTACAACACCGTTCAGATTCCAGCACTGAGACAAAACTCGACGGCCACGGCTTCTATTGGGAACCAGTACATGGCTCTCCCTTCAGACTGGCTATCGACGTTCTCATTGGCAGCGATTCACCCCAGCACCAATGTGTATACCTATCTCCTGAACAAGGACGTGAACTTTATCCGGGAGTGCTACACGACTTCGGGAACCCAAGGTCTTCCTCAGTACTACGCAATCTGGGATGACAACACGATGATTTTGGGTCCGACCCCGAACCTCGCTTACACCTTGGAACTGCACTACTACTACTATCCGCCGTCGATTGTGAACGTCGGAACGTCTTGGCTCGGAACCAACTTCGAAACGGTTCTGCTCTACGGATCACTCCGTGAGGCTTACACCTATCTCAAGGGTGAGCAGGACATGATGAATTACTACGAGCAGAAGTATCAGGAGGCTCTCGGCCAGTTGAAGAGACTGGGCGATGGCTTGGATAGACAAGATGCGTATCGCTCTGGTCAGGCTAGGATTCCGGTCACATCATGAACTTTACGGCGACATCTGAACTTGGGCAGGTATTCGTTCAGACCACGGATCATCGTGGCCACACGGTCGAGGAGATCGCGGAACGTGCCGCCAATCGATTGCTATCGGTGGATAACAAAGAAGCGTTTAACCACCATTTGTTAAAGTATCTTCGTGAGGCTCAAGCAGCCGAACGAAAGGCGATATGCAAGAAGTTGCATGACAAGGGCTATGCGGAAATCGCACACTTAATTGGAGACCTCTAATGGCTATTTCTCAAGCAATGGTGACTTCGTTCAAGGTTGAGATCTTGAACGGTATTCACGCATTCGGTTCAGCGGTGATCCGCGCTTCTGCGGCCCCTGACGTATTTAAACTGGCGCTGTACACGTCCTCGGCCACGCTTAGTGCGACGACGACGGCGTACACAACCTCAGACGAAGTATCGTCTTCAGGAACCAACTATACGGCTGGCGGTTTGACGCTGACGGTATCGCAGGTTCCGACCTCCACCAGCACGACGGCTTGGTTGGACTTCGATGACCTGACGTTCCCGTCTGCTACGTTGACGGCTCGGGGCGCTTTGATCTACAACCTGACTCAAGGCAACAAGGCTGTAGCGGTGTTGGACTTCGGCAGCGATAAGACTTCGACTGCCGGTAACTTCACCATCCAGTTCCCGACTGCCAACTCTACGTCCGCCATTCTCCGTATTGCTTAACGGAGGCCGTTAAATGGCCCTCGTACTTGCGGATCGTGTCCTAGAGACTTCTACTACTTCTGGTAGTGGAACCATTACGCTTGCCGGTGCTAGTGTCGGTTTTCAGGGCTTTTCGACTGGCGTTGGCAACGGGAACCAAACCTACTACACCATTGCCCTTGAAGGCGGCTCTGAGTGGGAAGTGGGTATTGGTACCTACACTTCTGTAGGCGATGCGCTTTCCCGCGATACGGTCTTAGCCTCTAGTGCAAGCGGAGCCAAGGTCACCTTCTCCGCAGGTAACAAGCAGGTCTTTGTCACCTACCCTGCTGGCAAGTCTGTTTACTTCAGTACCGCCGGAACGATCAGTGCAAATTCCGGCAGGATCACAGATGTTGCTCCGCCTTCAGCGGGAACTGACGCTGCGAACAGAGATTATGTAGATAACTTGGCCGCTGCGGCTATCCACGTTCATCCCAATGTCGTTTTGGCGACTCCGGGTTCCACAGGACGAACGGATACCTACAACAACGGTACGGCTGGTGTTAGCGCGACTCTAACCGCAACGGCTAACGGAACCCTGACCATCGACAGCACGGTGGCTGAGGCAGCGCAGCGTGTTCTTATTAAGGACTGCACCAACCAAGTTGGTAATGGAATTTATGTAGTTACGACGGTAGGCAATGGGGCCACCCAGTACGTCATGACCCGTGCGGCGGATGCCGACACTTACGGCGAAGGCGGATCTGACTCGCTTGACGAAGGTAGTTACTTCTTCGTCTCAGGTGGTACATCACAGAAAGGTGCCGCTTACGTCTGTAATACGCCGGGGATTATTGTCTTCGGCTCAACCAACATT